CTAAAGCCAGCACGCTATTTACATTACTAGCTACAGCATCGACAGTATTCTGATTGGCCTTTGTCGCTAGTGTTGTATTTGTTTGATTGACCTTGGTCTCTACAGTGCCTATCTTGCTTGTAATTATGCTAGCAATGTTGTCGAGGTCTTGACTTACTTTGTTCACTGTTACTTGACTAGACTTTGTGCCAACATCTTGTTTTAATGCGTCTATTTTATTGCTTAGATTGCCGAGGGCGATGTTGGGATTATTGCTTTGACTTGATGAGATAAGGCGGTCGATTGTTGTTTTTAATGCGTCAATTTTCGCTAAAATTTCATCTTTAGCACTTTCTATAAATGGGATCATTAAACCACCTCGCTTTCCCAGTTATTGTCTATTTTGTTCAATCTGAAAGTTTTGTTTAAATCGTTTACTTGTACATTAATAGTCCAACCATTACCATTTTTTGTGCTAACTCTTTTCGCAAATACATTTTCTTTACTCGCGCCGACAATTTCGGTATAAACATCTCCCGCTTTTTCGTAAAAATAACGTAAGTTCCTTAAAAGCGCTAACATTGTCAAATCGCTAAATGCTATCAGCCTAGCAAAATTATCAATTGTAATATTGTCATTAACAAAGTCCGCACGCTTGACATATTCATTTCCTTGCCAAGCGTTGAGGCCTAAAAAATGCGTCTTTTCTTGTGCTGGCATATTCTACTCCTTGTATAATTCTAATTCTTGCCATTTAAGGTTCAAAGCGTCCCAGGCGTTCCATGTCTTGTTATAGCTATCAAATTCATCCCAAGTGAAATAGGTGAACATATACTCGATAGCGATGTGTGCGGGCATAATTTCACGCAAAGCATGCTCAAAATCAAGCAAATTAGGCGGTTTTCCTCTGACAGAAATAAATTTGATTTTGACAATATAAGGTGTATTAACACTCTCTATTACCTCTATATCGCCATTTTCAAATGAATTCGCTAAGTTCCTGATAAAAGCTGGCGTGGTTACTCCGCTACCTCTTAATTTTGCTAAAATCACACTTTTGCGCTGTGAAAGCGGCTTGGCGTCATCGGTTGACACGCCAAATTCAAATTCTAGTCTTGCAACTGTTTCAGCATCCGCATACGTTATTGAGCTGTTACCAATCATGGCTTCAATACGTTCATCAAGCTTATATAGTTCTTGTTCTTCTGCCAAAAAAAGCTCATCTACTTCTAGAATTTGAGCGATTCGCTTATGCACTTTGACCGCTAATTTTCTAATCATATCGGCAACACTCCCGACCCTACAATGCCGTTGGCAATATCGCTTGATGTATCATACTCACCCTCGTAAGTGCCATTAAATGTCGTACTGTTAAAAATCAATATTTCTTCTGCACCAATTTCAAGTGTATCTGTTTTACCATTGATTTTAAGATCAGAATAATCAAGTACACCCACAACTGACATGATTAAATGACCGACTTGCGCCATGCTTAGCGTTGTTGTCTCGCTATACGCTAATGCAGCAATGTAATTGTAGATAACTCTGCGCACATTTCTTCTGACTTCATCAGCTGTAGCAGCACTAGACAATGTTAGCGTTGCACTGATGTTAACCGCTTTTTCTGTTGCAGTTGATACAGTCACTAATGCACCTACGGGTGCTTGTCCTGCACCTGTTCGGCTAACAGGGTCTATATACGCCTGTACCTTTTGCACTAGCTCGCTTGTTGCTTTGCGATTATCACCGCCTAAAATCGACACCTTAACAGTACCAGGGCCATTCCAAAGCGGGAAGACCTTAACTTTCCCGACGCCATCGACTGATGACGCCCAAATTTTGTAGTGATTGGCGTTCCCGCTAGTGATGGGATTGCGTATTTTTTGATAGACCCTTGCACGCAACTCGTCATCTGTCTCTAGATCACTACCACCACTTAATGGCATCTCATTAATTACACTTTGAACGCCATTGATCTCTGTTTCAAGCTTATTGATCACACCAGCTCGAACATTACCCGCTGTGCCTGCTTCTAATGCTTCAATCTCGACAATAGTCTGCCCGCCAATAATTCTACTTGTATTTATAACGCTGTAGCGTCCCGCACCAGTCAAGATAGTGCCAGCGGGAATAGTCACGCCATCAGAACCTTTTATAACGGCTCTACCAGTTGCAAAGGTGGCACTTTTTCGTGTGATTCCATAGTCTGACGCTCTCATATCAAGAAAAGCGTCTGTTGCACTAGAAAGTGCATAATTACCCTCGACATACTTAATATAAGCATAAGCAATATTAAATTCTTGTGCTACAGCGCGCAGGTTAGTCATCGTGAAAAAACCTTCTATTAGCGTCTCTTTTGTCTTAATAGCATTTGTCAATCGCTCTAAAATATCATTAAATGTATACAATTGTCTCAACCCACCCCTCATCGTAAATACTTGAGACACGAACATCAATTTTTAACTTATCGTCTATCAACTCCATCTCTATAGCTTCAATAGCCTTGATATAGGGGCAAATCATGAGCGTCTCAGTAATGTAGCGCTTAACCTCTTCTTGCTTAGCACTGTTAGAAAAGGGATAGCCTACTGTCTCATAGATTTGCGTGCCGTACTGATCGCTATTTGCATCATATAAATAGCGCTCATTGACAAAAGACCAATATATCCATTGTTTTAATGCTTCATTACCCTCTACCATCAACGGCTTACCATCTTTGTAGATCAAAGCATTTGCCTTATAGTCATAAGCCCATGCGCAGAGAAGCGGCAAATCATTGTTATCTAAAATATCAACCACATCATTATCGAGTGTGTCTGGCAACCATCCCATACTATAACCTCCTTAATCTACATAAAATAATGAATTCATTGCCGTTACTAATTTCAACCACTGCCAGCAGATCGCCAACCTTATACTTAGTATCAATTAAAGCTTTTTGTACTTTTGCTCTGCTAGCACTTAATGTACCGCTTTCTTCACCAAGATTGGCACTGTTTAGCGTTGTTTGCTCGCCCTCAATATCGCCATAAACCTCTGCTTCATACATTTGCCAATCACTGCTACTATACTCGCATTGACCGACTTTCAACTTAAAAGGCTGTGTATTTGACACAGTCGCCAAACGCACAGCCCCATTCACAATAGTATTAATATTTACACCATCGCTTTTTAGGCGATTAGCAAGTTTGTAATAAGCACTATCGTTCATGCTATCACCTACCAATCAAAGGCCCTGGATAAATACCAGCTTCTAGATTACTCAATGGCAAAATCTCAAAATGCAAATGAGGGCCAGAACCAACACCAGTATTTCCGCTATAAGCGATAATTGAACCTTTAGAGACATAATCACCTACAGACACTAAGAAACGTGATAGATGTGCATAACGTGTTTGATAGCCTGTACTATGATTAATAAAAATGACATTGCCATAAGTGCCTAACCAAGCCGCATAGACAACTTTACCACCATCTGCTGCTACAAGTGGGGTACCAGTCCAACAACCAATATCAATAGCATTACCATGATAATGCGCAAACTGCGTAACAGGACCCACGCCACGCGTTGGATCCATCCACCTGCCAGTCGCCTTGCCAGTGCCTTTGATTGCGCCACGTCCTTTTCTCTTACCGCCTACTGTCGTTCCACTATCATCTTGATGCTCTATAACCACCTTAGTGACTGTACGCTTCCCGCCTTTGTAAACTGTTAATTCACGTTTACCAAAGCCGACCGCTTCATCATGACTGTCAAAATAAACGCCAATAGCTTTCTCACCTAGCCCAATGGTTTGATCAGTAGCAACATAATTGCCGCCACTCGGCAAAGATTTAAAGTGTGGAATGTAAAACATTTGCGCTTTTAATGCGTTTTGATGCACCGCTACAGATTTGAATTTCTGCCTTTTCTTGCCCTCGATAGGTTGTACAATGCTTTTACAAATATCACAAGAACAATAGCCAAATACTGTATATTGCAAAGGTTCACCGCTGTAGCTCTCGATAAATTCGACGTTTTCGTCTTGGTTATCTGTCCCATTCTCAACCTCGTCCATGATATTGTCATAATTTAAGGTAAGCGACATGGTATGGATACCATTCTCATAAGTGTGTTGGTCGCTTTCAATGTACATTAGGGCAGTAAAAAAGTCGCTTTTTAAATTGACTGAATAGCCTGTGACTGCTGACCAGTCACCAATTCCCTCGCAATTGACTTCTACCTTGCCTCTATTGATCTCAATAGCGTCTTTTGTCACTGTATTCTCACGAACACGCTGTATATAGCCGTATATCTTCGCTAAATGCTTGTTAAATTTCTTTTCTTTAACCTTGCCCTCGCTATCGGTCAAAATCAAAGCGCTACAAGCTTCTTCGCTAGATTCGTGCAAAGAAATATCTAACAGCGTACCAGGCTTTGGCTCGGGTCTAAACATCATAACCAAGGGAATGGTTTTCCCTTTTTCTATCACTGCCAATTTACCATCTTTTAAGACGGGATAATAAGGCTTGCCCGTTGTCTGTTTCACCATGCTCCAAACTTGCATCAACGTCTCATAGCCTGTTTTACCTCGACAATTAACGCTAATTTTCATAGTAGTCTGAGGACATTCGCCAAAGGTCACGCCTACTTCTTTACACAAGTGTTTAGTAATTTCTTCGGCTGTTTTTTTGATAAAACTTCCCTCGGATACCTCTGACGTCATGAAAAATTTAAGTTTATCATAGGCAATAATTTGCGCATGTGTTTCGCTATGAGATTTTGAGAAGTCCCACACTAAGCCACTAAAAATTATCTTCTTGCTCTCTAGATCAGTGACCCGTAAAGCATCCCCACGTTTAATATCATATCCGCTGTGATGGTCAACCTTTGAGCGCAAAACCTTAGCGTTTAACTCACGTGCTACCGCTCTTAAATCGCCAGATATAACAATTTTTCCACAAGCTGTTGATATATCTTGCCAACGTGAAGATAAAGCCTTTTTTAGTTCGATTTGCAATTTGCTCACGATTTACCACCACCTTTTTTTAATGGGATTTTGATTTTTTGACCTTTTTTTAATTTGCGAGGGTCAGAGATATTATTGGCTTTTGCGATCTCTTTCCATCTTGTTCCATCACCTAGATGCTTTTGTGCTAAGTGCCACAATGTATCGTTAGATGATTGGATGGTTACAGTAATAACATTTGCATTTGCATTTTTCTCGTTCGGTCGCTCTCTTAAACCTGTTTCAGCCACAACAGGTGCGGGGTTATCAGAAGCAGGCACATTAGAAAAACGATACTCTTCAAGCTCAAGTATATAAGAAATGTGATTGACGCCTTTTTCTTTGTGATACTCAAAGCGTTCTATAGACATGGCGAGGTTAAAGACGCCTGTTTGTATCACCCTTATTGGTCTATTAGTACGCTTCCATTTTTTGATCATTTCAACATATTCAAGTGGCTCTTTTAGCTCATCTTTTCCGACAACGCAATAGCTACTA